CTGATCCCAAAGTTCATATTTTTGTACTTTTGAATGGCTGACTGATTGGTTTCTCTTCGAAGTCCGCCATAGTGTTAAGTTCAAGTCCTTCTTCTCTGAAGGCATCTGCAAGATTGATGATTTCGATTTCATTGTCATGTTCCATATTCGGATTGAACCAAGTGATCTGTTTGCTCTGGGTTTCTCCGTTCGCCTTCAGGAAGTGCATTTCCACCATGACTTCCTTTTCCTCCGGTTCGGTCAGCCAGTAATCGTCCAGAATCTCCAAGATTCTCCGATATTCATATGATTTATCCCAATGTCTTTTCATTTTGTTCTCCTAAATGTATGTCGAAACCTTTAAGCCACAATGCGGTATGTGATACCACGCGCCTGTAAGCAGGCGTGGTATACACACCGTTGTGGCATTGCGACAATGTATTGCCATAACTCTATACAAAGGTTGTGGCATACATTCTCGGTTTTTCGGCAGTTTGTATGCCACAACCTATAGGGTTACGGCATACATCATTCGTTTTTTTGCGGTTTTCCCCAGAATCCGCGGAAAATTGAGCAGTATCCTGACTCTCTCAGACGCTTGTCCAGTGTGCCTCGAGCCATTGGTTTCTGTCTGTTTTCATTGACCACATCCATCAGATCCGAGAATCTGAAGCAGTCAGTTCCTTCGATCTCAGTGATCTCGCACTGTGCGATCCATTTATCAATCTCGCTTCTCTGATCTTGTAAGACGATCTGTGACCGCTTGTTGTTCTCATTTGACAGCAGCTCACAATCAGCCAGTCTGCCGTCATAATCAACCTTATGAATCGGCCAGTCGAAGAACATGTCAACCGGCTGAATTGCCTTGAATTCTCTGAGCGTTGATTCCACTCTCCAAGCTGTCCAATCTTTCTCTTTTTCGATCTCCGGTGCCCAGTCAATCTGAGTCATTGTCAGAATGGCATCGGGATCTCTGGCGAAGGTTCCGGCACCGGCAGCACGGTCAATGATCGATTTGTTTGCTGCAGATCCTTTTGCGAAGTGATGTGCATAGATGACTGCAGCACCTGTCTCTTCAGCGATCTTGTCGAATGACGAGACCATCCGGGCAACATCGCCGTTTGAGTTCTCATCGCCTTCCATGACCTTGTAAAGCGGATCGATCATGACGGCCAGATAGTTGTTGTCTCTCATCCGGTTGATGATGATCGGTGCCAGTTCAGACAGTGTCTTTCCTACTCCCCTCAGATTCCATATCTCGATGTTGCGGACATGATTGTCATGATTCATGCCCATCTTGTTGTAGATGTCTTTGATTCTGTGCAGAAATGACGCTCCATCCAGTTCCATGTTGATATACAGGACTTTGCCCTGATTGCATCTGTGACCGATCCAGTTCATCCCTTCGGCGATTGCCACAGCCAGTTCGATCAGAATGAATGTCTTACCGGCTTTCGATGTGCTGGCGACAATCATTTTGTGACTCTGTCTGAGAATGCCCTGAATCAGCTCGGGCTTTAAGGGCGGGAGATTGTTCCAGACATCACCGAGATTGATGATCTCCGGCATTCCGTCATTCTTGGCAGCTACCCACTCTTGCCATTCCTCGAAGGAATCCATGCCGATGTCAGTCTTCAGCAGAAACTGTTTGTGTCCGTTCCGCATAACACCTGGCAAACGGCTCAGACGGCTCGGATTCTTATTGTTTGAATCAATCTCCATTCCGGCATCGTGCATGATGTTCTTAATGAAGTTGAACCGCAGTCTGTACTCGGCAAGACTTGATGCATCGACCTTAACGATCGCATGGACCGACTTACCACCTGAGTAGACCATTGCTCTGATCGGCAGTCTGATCTTCTCAAATGCTTCAGCCTGTTCTTTCGGAGTCATGCCGGTATCACATTCGATCAGCAGATTCTTATATTCGATAACATTGGAATCATCGACTCCTTTGCCGTCCAGCGGATTGATTCTGATCCATGCTCCGGCCATTTCATCGTATGATCCGAAGACCTGATCAATCGGTTCGCCGAGTCTCAGCTGGTCGATCAGTTCACCTGCTCTGTAGATGTATGTGCCTTTGCCGTTGGGAATATATTTGCCTTTGACGGCTCTGGACTTCATTGTGTAGCCGATGATGTCAGCCGGATCGAATACTGCTTCGAGATATCTGATCAGATCATTTGTCGGCTTCCAGTGCTGCGGTTCAAACGGTTCTTCCGGCTGTGTGTCGTTTTCATCCCATGAGAATGTGACATTGTATTTGTCTGTGCCTGTCATATAGACATTCAGCTTCTTTTCCGGAGACCATCCCCGCTCTTTTGCCATTGCGACAATGGTCCCGCCGGATACATCGTGCCGTCTGAATGAATCCCATTTCTCATCAAAGTCACCCGGATCATAACGGCCTGTGTCCTGTGAGGACCATCTTTGCCAGTCTTCCATGGCATAGCCTTCTTCTTTGAGTGCCATGCCGACATTGACCCATTCCTGATATGACAGTGTAGATGGATCGATATATTTAAGTAATTCAGTCAGATCTGTATTATTCGCCATCTTCTTCTGTCTCCCATCCGATCGACATCTCAACCCTCGGTGTCTCGCTGTACTTTTTGATGAAATATAATTCGTAGATCTGCGCATCATCGTGGTAAGCGATCCCATTCAAGGCATCACATACGATCTTCACGATGTTGTCGCAGTCCGGCTTCTTCAATGGCTGTAAGTGGTCCAGCAGCATCGCAAGCCGTTTCTTCTTTGACGTTGATTTTGGTATACCGTAATAGGCTGTAATGCGAACCGTAATGCCAACATCCGGTGCGATCGGTTCAAAAGATGGGTTTTCATCCTTGAAGCAGACCTTGACCAGATTCTCATATACGGCTGTGTCGTGTGGAGTATAGGCATGGCCGGAACGGCCTAATCTAGGCCGTCCCTTGCCTTTTGGTTCGCCTGGTATGACGAACCGGATTACCATTCAGTGTCGCCCCAGTTATTCTTCTTGGCGGGCTTAACAGGAGCCTGTGCAGGTGCTTTTCTCGGAGCCATGAAGCGGTCGACATTGTTGTACATGTTGCCGTTGTATTCGCGCTGTGAAGTCTTTACGATGCCTGTCATGCCTTTGATTGAATCCCAGTCGGGAGTGAATTTCTTTTGTCCGTCTTTCAGAAGACCGATGGACTTGTAGAAGGCTGCAATCAGTCCTGCACACTCACGGCAGATGTAGAAATTATTCTTCAGGAATGCTCTGCCCTGTTCTGCATCGACATGTAGACTGACAGTGACCATTCCGCAGGGCGGAATCTTGGAAGATCCGTTATAGTCTCCGTATTCGACAGAGTCAACTGTGAATTCATATTCGCCCGGTTCGAGAAGAACATATTCCTGTTCTTCGACATCGAATTCCATGTTGTATTTGCTGTTTGCCATGTTTATCTTTCTCCTCTCATCAACCCAGCGGGTCTCTCTTGGCTACGATTGCTCTGTATATTTTGTTGAAGTTTTCGGTCAGATAATCAATGAAGTCGGGATCATATTCACTGATCAGAGTGGTGAACGGGTAGAGTCCTTTGTCCGCGACAATTGCTCTGAGCTCTTCGTCTGAAACTCCGTTCTTGTTCATGATCTCCTTGATCTGTCCGTATTTGGTCTTTCCCCGTAAAGGTGTTTCATCATCGATCAGACCGACATGCGGTGCATTGATGTCCAGATCTCCGCCGACTGCATATTCAGGATCTTCTTTCTTCTCTTCAACGGGATCCTGCTCTGTCCCCGCGATCAGTTCGTAATAGCTTCTGATTGCTCTGTCGACTGCATTCAAATCGTTGGGGATCAGATCTGAGTCAAACATTCCGACCGGAGACTTGACCGTATCCGCGCCTGAATTATGAGTACTGAAGCAATATTCGCCGTCATTGACATTCGTCCTCAGAACGATAGAGAACATGCCTTCAAGTGTGATCTTTTCATCCAGCAGCTTGCCGATTGTCTTGGCTTTGATCGTGGATCCATCGGCAGATGTCTCGACATGCTGAAGAAAATAGACGATTGTGTCATCCGGCAGTTTCTGTGAGCAGTAGTTCACGAGATTCCAGAAGTTCTGTCCGATCTCGGTAAACTTATCGAATCCGCGTTCCTGGGCACGTCTCATGTACTCGTTTGCCATCAGATACTGTGCATCATCGATCACGATTGCCTTGCATTCGGTACGGTTCAGAAACGATCTGATTGATCCGTAATTATCTGAATTCAGTGTTTCAAAGTGCTTGTTTCTGAAGGGTAGCGGTTTGCCGATGACATTGACCACTGCCAGTGCGTTTTTGTCGAAGTTCCGCAGACTGGCTGATTTGCCGGTTCCGGATTCTCCCAAAATCATTACTGTGATTGCCATTGTGTTACCTCATTTTCAAATATTCGCCGCGTTCTTCGAGATGAGCGAAGTCGAGAATCTCGCCGTCTTCTTCGATCGCAGCTCTGATCTTTTCCTTGTCGGGTTCCATCACGAAGCAGCAGTATTCCGGCGGGACATCTCCTGTGATGGTCAAAGGCTTTTTTCCGCCCTTTTTTGCGATGGTGAAATTGAAGTGGTCCGTCTTAACCTTCGGACGGTTTGTCTGCTTCATGGAGTTGAATACTGCTTCCTTGAGACGTTCCACAGCTTTGCGCGCTGTGTTTCTGCGGTCAGTCAGACGCTTGATCTCGGCTGTGAGTGCTTCGTCATCAGCTTCGAAGTTACGGATCATAAAGCCGTAATTCTCGATTTTGTCGTTCAGATCCTCGCCGATCGTGAGCGCATCAACCGGATATTCTTCATCATCAGCTTCAAGAAGAGCCTGAAGCTGGAGATACTTGCCTGTCAGTTCGTATAAATTACTCATTTGCTGTTTCCTCTTCTTCGGGTTCATAACCGAATAATTTCAATGCATCTACCAATGTCTGGAATGTGCCACCTCTGAAGTAAGTGATCTTTGCCAGATCGCTTGCAATATTTGTGTTCATAGGATCTATCTTTTTTGAAGCGTTGCTGATTGCCGGCAGAACATCCACATCTCCTGTACTCCAGTATTTACGCTCAATCCGGTAAACTTCTTTCAGGTCTTTAATCCTGTATTTTGTTATCTTTCTGATGCTCTTCATAGATGTAATCCTCTGTAACAACGTAGCTCTTGGACCAGTTCACACCGCTGTTGTCTATCGCCGGTTCCCTGTAATTGATGTATCGTGTACGGATATCAGTCAGATCCCGCCGGTCTTGCTGATGTTCTTTGTTCAGCTCAGCGATGTCGGCCGTGATCTGATCCATCCGGGCGATGATCTGATCGATCTCATCGTCATAGTGGTCAATGCACGCGTTATGGATGTTAACGATTTTGTCCATGCGGTTGTCTGCATCACGGACTGTTTTCAGATGATTTGTGGTCTGATTCGTGATCAGTTCCATCATCTGATCGAATGTCTGTTCATGCCTTCTCAGTATCATCGCAGCACCCAGCAGGCCGAAGGCAACGATTGCCATTGTCAATAATTCCATTTATTCCACCTCATACAGATCTTTCAGATCTTTGATAGTCAGCGGGCAGTCGGTGAAGTCCTCGCCGTCTACTCCGACAAACAGGACTGTGCCGAAGAAATTGATTGTGAACAGCCTGCAGTTCCAAGGGAGATCTCTGAGACGGCCCTCTTCGTTGCATATCAGAACCCAGTCATCGTCGAATGTGATCGTCTCGATGTAACCGTCGACCAAGTTCTGAAGTTCTTCCAGTTCGTTCTGGATGTCGCGATATTCGGGAGCTTTGCCCGATTCCTTGATAATGATCTTCATTGCAGACTCTCCGCGA